ATCCATACGTGAGAAGTCCGTGTTCGCCACACGCTCCTTAGCTGCCTCCGCTACCGCTGCTACTCTCTCCGCCACCTCCACGGGTGTCTTCGAGAACGCATACCACGACAGCGGCTTCATGATCCTATCAGTGAAAGCGTAAATGAACTTAGAAAAGTCCCGCTTATCTGGGCCGCACATTGTGGAAATTCCTCTAGGGTCATTGACGCTTTGATACGCCTCCCGCTTTCCAAACTGTGGTGTGACCCCAGTTGATGATTCATTATCAGCTCTGTTCAAAATCGCGCGTTGAGATGGTTTGTTCTGTCGATCAAAGACAACCTCCACTTCCTCAGGTGTGAGGGAGTGTTTAAGGTTATCCGGGACTACGAAGGCCGCGAACTCTTCCATACATTTAAGCATGAAGTTGTCCAGCGGTAACTCCTTCGACACGATATCTTTCATTCGTTTGTCCACAAATCTCTCTTCATTGGCCTTGCACACATCAGGGACGAACCCACCGTGCACCAAAGGTTGCATGAAGCCTACCATTCCAGCTTTCGCGTCCGGTTCATACTCTGAACCCTTAGGCAGATATTGGTAACGACGCACTCCGTCAACCACCGAGACTGACTCAGTAGTTGGTTTGCGCATCATATGGAATTCCAATAGCACCTCTGCCCCAGTGTAGTTACCCAACTCCACCGGCTTTCCATCGTCCAACTTGGTCTTGACGCTCGCAAGTGACAGCTTACCACTGATGGTGCTTGCCACACTCGCTATCGTCGAATCCACGTGTGCAGGGACTAAGCTTGAGCTATATTCGCCTAAGCGGCCTGTAGCTACATGCATTCCCTCTGTCTTATTCACGTAAAAGCGCACGAAATCCCCAACCAACGGATTAAACCGGGCTAGGGGCCGTGCCTGGAGGCGTTTGCGCGCACACCATGCCATTATCGGGTTGGAGGTTTTGTACAGTGGTATGAGGAGGACCACCTGGTGGTCCTCGTCAACTTGTCTGCGTTCAATGGCGTAACAGGCCATACCCACGGTCACACCGCAGGCCTTAGTGAACACTCGCACACTGTCTCCATCCCAATTCCACAATTGGTGCACGTAATGGCCTCCGCCTGCCACATGGTAATCCACTTCCCCTGTCTTGAGGAAACGGAACCCATAATCACCGATGTCTTTAGCCGCTCGACTCGGAACCAACGTGTACAACATGTACGGTTGGAACCTCTC